AAGCGCTCCAAGTATTTAGAGCATTAATGGCGACCGTTACGTCTTGTGGAGAGTCTAATCTTTTTACAAAGACCGGACGAACTGGTTGGCCGAAAAGCCAATCAGCCCCGCAAGATTCACGGAAACAGCCTTCATGGAAGGTCTTGTCTGCATTAGGCAGGAACCCAAGTCGTTTCAAGGTAGAGATAACGAGCCGGAAGCTTTCGCTCCGGCAAATTAAATCATCCCCAAAACAACTCCAATCCCTCCTCGAGCTAACAGGAACTGTTAAGTTCGCACATGCTTGCAAGATAGCGCTGAATATGATTGTCTGCAAAGGGAATGTAAAACCATTCCCCATTGTAGATATCATAAATAATGGCACTCTCTGACCATCAATCTCGGTCGTACGCGATCTTAGCTGTACAAGGAGTTCAAAGAACCACCTCGGCAGGAAGGTCTCGCATAGCTGTAGGCTGATGGAATCAGAAGCAGATGAAAGGTCAATAGTGGAGTAAACCCCACTCTTGCTTCCAATCTGAGCCATACGGATGTTTACCTCGGGCTGAGACTTTAGGTCAATACGAAAGTATGACTTAAGCCGCCTCTCGAGGAGCGTTGCTAAGCCAAGCTGATAATACATATTCAGCGAAGGCTCAACACAAATCATCCGACTAACGCGTGCTGTTTTTGGAACGAAGCGACACCTACTACCGCTAACTATGCGTGGAGGACCGAACTCTTCGTAGCGTTGGCATTCCGCATCGGAAAAGCTGGGTATCCAGCGTACATAGTTCCTATACGCTTGGTATAGGTATTCGGATGTGGTGGCTAGTTTAGAGCTGAAAAATTTCGTATATAACGAAGTTCCATCAGACCCTACACTAGACCCTGGACCGGGTCTCCCTTCAGACAGTAAGTCGAAGAGGGAACCGACCAAGAGATCACCATTAGGATGAAAGAATGAGTCGAGAATTCGACGGATTTCTCCGTCTACAACCGAATCATGCTCGCAGCTAAGGATGTTCCTCCATGTTTTACAGCGGTTGTTAGCCGATGTAAATGCACTTAAAGCAGCTGCATCCGCCTCACGGCTATCTTTTGGAATTAGTTTCCTAATAACAGAAGTTAGCAATGCAGTGGATGCAAACTGACGATAAGTACATCCCGGAAAATATCCAGTGGACAAGGGTCCACTTGGAAGTTCTCCGGAAACATCAGAATAAACGGCATTGTAAAGAGCATCAGGACATGCGCCCATGTTGTTCTCCCAAACTGTATCTTTCTATCCACGGTTAGTAACCTCTCGGTTACGCCGCAGTAGAAGCTACAACGATGGCGGACAGGACCGATCCGACCGCTTTACCAAGCGGAGAGATTCCCTGTACGACAGCGAGTGTAGCAAGGATGGCTGTGCTGTGTGACTTGAGCCACGTGAGGAAAGAGTTCATGATGAACTAGATCACTCCAGTGGCACAGGTATCACCGATTGACGCGGAGATGCTGTTAAGCGCTCCGATCAAAAGGCTCAGACCAGCACGTACATTCGGAGCGTCGACAACGTCGGCACCGGCAGGGATGTCCAGGGTAACCGTCAAGTTCATGACTTGAGGTGCCTGGCCAGCCAAGACGGTGACGCCTTTGCGCGCCAGAATCTTGTACGTGTTCCTAGGTACAGAAGGTAGAACCCCCGTAGCACCATTAAGCGACGGCAGACTCCGGAGAACCGGAGGACGCTGAAGCGTAATGGTGAAGGGACGGCTCGGAGAAGACGACGAGTCGACTCCGGTCTGTGTACCGCCAATGGCGGACACAGCATACTGCTTCCCGGTATTAGTGGGGGCAGTATCCGTGGCGAGAGTGTACGTCGGAGACGTAAACCCTGTCTGAGCGCCGCCCGTTATGGGTGACGTAAGATTGAATGACATTAGTCATTTCCTTCTAAGCGATTGTCTACGTTTACATGTTCCTATAGAAATTATAGGTTTACCTGCCTGCTAAACCAGCAAGGAATAGATACCTCCTACTTACTAGTCAGCAACGAAACGACTGATTGAACGCGCGGGAGAAAAGCGGCCATCATATTGAGCCATTGCTTCGGCCTAGTTGGAATTTGAAATTGCAACGTAGGAAGAAGGTCAGCGGCTAATAAAATTGATCGATTTGTCTCAACGCGTTTAATCACCGTGCCACCGCCGTGAGCGAAAGTGTTCGCGGAATCATACGTAAGCCCGTCAAACGGCCCGAAAGGAGTCCAAGGATTAATACAGACATCTCCGTATTCAATCCTTTGCTCATAACGAGTAGTTTTACAAGCCCAAGTAAGGTCCGAAAACACAAAGCTCAATGCATCAATTATATTTCCAATATTGGAAAAGTAATTGACCATCCATGCGTACGGGAGAATGGAGAAGAGAGTCGGAGCCCAATCATGTGGCAGCAAGCGCTGCGACTGAATGAGTCCTATCTTTCCACCACTCGCGTGAGTACGCACTGCACCTTTTATCCTACATGAGTATGTACGTGTGAATGTACAAGGCATGTAAGGATGTCCGTCAGTTATCCCCGTTGAAGGGGTTAACGCAACGGACTCAGCTACCCCGGCATAACGACCATGTCCTGAACCCTTAACGGGAACGGTAGGAAACCGTCGATGACTGACATCTGAAAGGATGGCAGTAATATCGTCAGTAAATGGTTGCAAACCGAAGGTAAATTCAAGGTAAGCAGATCTGACGTTGCGTAAAAGGAGCTTCTTACTGATTTTTCCTGTCTTCCCTTTCGTTAGGGAAGATAAGTACTTAGTAATTTGGCCTCTGATACCCGCCATCGGATTGGAAACAGAGTGCAAATCATGCCTCAGGTGCTTAATGGATCTGCCAGTCAAATTATTTGAACTTTCAGCTCCATTCACTGAGTCTATGAATTTTGCAATCGCGGTGTTTTCCACACTGGCTATAACATCAGGAGGTACCGTATCTTCATCAGGAACTAAAGGATACGACGGATAACCCGCCGCATCAAAGTACTGATGTTGATAAACGGATGGAACGTCGGTCAAGTGCCATGAACAATCGCCGCCGCAAACAAACCAAACAGCAGAGCCAGAATATTTAACACCGTATAAACCGGTGGTAGCATTCTGGCCAAGCCTGACTTGGTCTCTCCACTTTGGGTTGGTTGTTCCTTGCACAAAGTTCGACGCAGCAAAGGATGGACCCGGGTTATCGTAGGTGTTTTGATACACACCTTGTGCCGTACCATCACCGCCTTCGGTGCATGAGTACGTACAAGGCAAGTAGAAACCACTTCCTTTCGCCCAAGGTTCACCCATTGCATTCTCCTAAGTAATAGTTAAAGGCATAGTAGTAATCCGGTTGCAAACCGGCCCTATGACAGATAAAGAAGAGACACTAGACAGTTGGTATTTAAACCAGACCAACGAAGCTAGTAACCCATTCCTAAACGGTATTCACCGCAAGGAACTAGCGACCAATCACAATAAGAGCCGTACGATAAGGATCATACGTCGGGTATTGTGAAGTTGCTTCGAAGGGACCCG